TCTATACCCTCTTCGACTGACACATTGTCGTATTTCTCAAGGATTTTATTTATATCCGCTTTAGAAAATTTCTCTTTTTCTTTCCATATATTACCAGCCAATTCTAACGAAGCATGTACAGCAGTCACCAATTTAAATGACGGATTTGCTACCTTTGGCAACTTACTGTAGTAATTGAACCAGTACTTTTGTTTACATGCTGTAAAAGAACTGATTCTTGTTGAACTCACTTTTATATTCTTACTCATTATTTCTCCTTTTGTATCTCATACAAATAGCCATATTCTTTTTCAAATCTAAATTGTATGTGATTTAATATATGGTCATAATAACATACAAGTTGAGCCAACGCATCAGTCATATCATTATGTTTTTTAAAACTGCATCCATCGTCCCAATCAAATATCTCAGTGATAAAATAAAATATTTCTTCTTTAGTTTTCGCTTTAAAATAAGATTTAACTGTATTGGTATGAATTATATGGGGTATAGTATTAGTGAAAGAAAAACAACACTCTTCTGCTATACCTGCAAATTTTGACAATAAAATTAAAGTTTTGGGATTAAGTCCAGAATAAACATCTTCCATAACCACATGCGTTGGCTTAAATTTAATTAATATATTCTGTAATTCACTTCTAAAATAAGCCAATCTTTCTGCTCTACCAAATTTAGAATCCGTCTTTATTAGTCCGTACTCAAAGTTACCATTATCCATACGAATTGCCCAGCCAGTCGAAGATGCTGACACATCTAAACTAAGCACTCTTATTGACATTGTCAAGGACCCCCAATAAAATTTTAAGAGAATCTATTTGTTCTGATGTCAATCTATTAAGATCTGGCTTTTCTATACCTACTACTATAAGGACAACATCTCCGCGATTACCACCATTTAGCCCTGCTCTTCCAGCACCACTCAATCCAAATCTGGACCCTAAGCTAACACCTGCGGGGATATCAAATTTAAACTCTCTATCATTAACCATGACATTACCGGAACCTTTGCAACTCGTACACGTATCCGTACCCATAAGGCCCTTAGCTTGACATTTAGGACAAGGTTGCATAGAGGTAGAAACAAAACCAGGTCTTCGTTCCACATGCTCTTTATAGCCATCACCATTGCAAAAATCACATGTAGTTCCATGTTCAAAACCCTTACCGCCACAGGTTTCGCAGCCCTCATAGTAGGATACTTTTGTTTTAAATTCGCCACCAAAAATAAAAATATTAAGCGGGATTACGGATTCAATTCCTAAAAGGGAGCCGTGTCTTGGGCTATTCAAATCTGGTTTTTGTGGCTTTTGTCGCACACCACCAAAACCCCCAAAACCAGGAAAGCCATTAAACATGTTTCCAAAAGGATCAGGGTTGTCATACTCCTGTCTTTTTCCAACATCAGATAAAACCGAATAAGCAGCACTTATTTCTTTAAACTTCTCCTCCGATTCTTTATTATCAGGGTTAAGGTCTGGATGATATTTCATGGAGAGTTTTCTATATGCTTTTTTTATATCATCCTGAGAAGCTGACCTATTAACCCCCAATGTAGAATAATGATCACTCACTTATATAACCTCCCATTCAAAACCACAATGTGAACAATAGTATGACTGTGATTGTATTTCATAAGCAATAGCATTGCATCTTAAACATTTATGAATAACTTCCTGCATAGTACGTTTCAGCTCATACGGAAGACCATTAGGTAGTTTCCTATCATTTAGATCTCTTGTCATAATTATACTTCATCTTCTATATCAGGTACATCTTCAGCTTTCATCGCCACCATCATCTCAATAATCTGTCCTACTATAATAACTTCGGTTTCCTCAAACTTAAGTACATATGGAACAAAAAACTGATTAAAATTAAGATCAGGATACTTACTAGTAGCAAAAAGTACCTTAGTTATAGACGGCACATAAAGTATTTTCGATTTCTCATCTAAAATATCAAATTCACCTGAGTCTTCAGGAAAAAAAGACGGTGCCAAATCATGGTAATTGCCCTTTCTTGGAATTCGTATTTCATAATTATCATCATTTATTTTAAAAACATAATTCTTTGCTGGAAACAGCACCATAGGGGGCGTACCTTTAATAAATTGGTTTTCCATTAATTTCTCCTTAACTATACTAATTGAGTAAAGTTATCTACAACCACTTCTGTCCAATACTTCTTATCTTGTCCATTACAATGTTTACATTTACCATCATAAGAACGTTCCTCAATGTGCCCATGTATGTGAACAAAAGCATCTTTTGGTAAATCTTTCAATCCTTCTGCCATCTCATTCCAAGCAGCAAGTTTAATATACTGAGACTTCTCACCAATAGGAATAACAAGTTTACCCTTAAAGAGTTTACTATTCTTTTCACCCACTGTCTTAAACTCTGGCCACTGAACTGTACCTTTTAAACTAACAAAATTTTCTCCGTCCATTTTTATAATCTCCTTTTAAAAATAAGTTTCCAAGTATTCATATACTTGTTGTTGTGTAAGATCCGATGGATCCAAACCTTTACCATTTTTATCTATTTCTTGAATAAACACAGGACTTATATCCAATCTACCATTCAAATCTGCAAGAGCTTTTATAGTACCATCTACCCCAGCTTTATCATTATCATTCATTATTACGACGCCTTTCAGAGCAAATCTACACAGTAACAACTGCTGCCCTTCTGTTATGCCTGCACCCATAGTGGCTACTACATTTTTAATGCCATATTCATACAGTCTCCATACACTTTTAAAACCCTCCACTACAATAATGGGAAGATTATCTCCATATTCCTGGGCTCTGTTTAAATTATATAAACAATTATCTTTATCGAATCCTGGTGTAAAAATATATTTAAAATCCTGATCTGCGTTCTCTCTTATATCTCTTAAACTATAAGATACCAATTCATTTTTATCATTTCTAATTGGAATTATATCTCTTATAATTCCCTGTTTATCCTTCCAACCACCAGATATTTCAAAATAATCTAATGTAGTAGATTTGAATCCTTGCCTGATAAAAAAATTAGAACGCAACGTTTTAAATTTATTTAATGATTGCTCATTAACTGACTCCGGCTTCAAAGTTATGTTATCATATGACTTAATAAAGTTGGACATTTCACGCTTTCTTTTGGACTCTATGTAATCTACTTCATTAGCATCTCCAGTTAAAAAAGTTAAATGTCTTACGGACTCAACAAAATCCCTACCAGTTACGGCCTTTATAAGTCCTATTATATCATTCCCATATATTTCATGGCATTTGTGAGTAAAGCATACCCACGTATGAGTTTCTTTATTGAATCTAAACGCTGTTTTGTTGTCTCCACCATGTACTGGACACGCACATCTTATTTCTTTATAAGATTCATGATCTAATTTTACGCCCAAACTTTCTAAAAGATATCTGGAATCCACTGATTTCTTCAAGTACTCCAGTTTTTCTTTAAAGTTTGCCCATTCTTGAGATTTATCTTCTTTATATTTAAGATAACTCTTCATCAATTTCTCCATCAGCACTATCAGCATTTACAACTTTATCAAAGTTAGTAAAATATTGATGATCTATAGGTACCTCATTTATGATGAGATATTCCTTTTGAAACATATATCCTATACCCTCATCGCTTGTGGCACCACCACGTCTAGTGTCTTTGATAACAAGTTTGTGTGAGCCACACGCTCTGCCACCCGTTTTCATTTCTTCATTGCTCCTACCACCCCAAAAACATATAACATCCGCATACCTAGCAATTCTATCGCTATCAGCAACGTCATTATCTCTATTAAGTTGTACTGCTGTCAATGCAGGAATATTCAGCTGTCCAGCTAAATCCTTGATCTTAGTGGTAACATCTCCAAGCACCTGATATTCTTTTCTTTGTCTGTCTATTGATGAACTGTCTGGTTCTTTTAGATAATCAAATACGATAAGTCCTATTTTTTCTTTATGCTCATATTTCTTATATAATGCTATCAATTTATCAACAGAATATCCAGGCATATATTCATGAAAAAGCTTTCCTTTATCTATAAGAGATTTGGCTTTAATTAATTTATTATACTGAATATCATCGTACCCACCATGTTTAATGTCACGCTCCCTAACTCCTGATATAGTGGCTAAAGCGCGTGATCTCCATTCAGGAAAAGATAATTCTGTATCTACATATAACACGGGCACGGCTAATCTATATGCTACATGAACCGCTATGTTAGACAAAAGTGTACTCTTACCTTGTTTCTTTCTGGCAGCAATAACTAATAAAGTTCCTGGAACCATACCATCTATCTGCTTATCAAGAATAGGATATCCAGTAGATAGTCCACTTAACATTATCTTATTATTACGTAAATTCTCAATATATTCTTCTAAACCATCTCCTAGATTTATAGGTTCATTTATACCTAATCCAGACATAGATAAATCTAAAATGGAGGATTCAACATTACTTAGTAGTTCTCCACCTTCCATTCCATCTTTTGCGTTAGCTTCTATAGTTTTTATTTTATCGGAAAGTAAAATATGTAATTTATATTTCGTGGAGGCATCGAACACAGATTTCATATATAGATCAAAGTTGTTATTATCTACTTCCATACTTGATATAGTTTTTATATATTTGATTCCACCTATAATGTCTATCACACCATTTGCTGTAGCTTCAGAAATTATAAGATTAGTTTCAAATTTTTCGGCACCTTTAGCAATAAGTGCTTCAAAAAGAAGCATGGTCATTTCGTGTTGAGAATACAAAAAATCTTGCGGTGCGAGCTTCGAGCACACTGAAAAATAGTTAGATAAGTCCTTCATACAATAGGCGATTAATGCTCTCTCATCAGATGGTCTACAAAACATTTCCTTTACCTTTATATCTTGCATCAATTTCTCCTTTCAACACGCACCTGATACAACTCATTTTCTCTTCTAGTAAGTTCTCGTTTAAGTGTAGCAATCAATTCACTAATAACCTTATCCATACCCTCTGTTTGTATTAACTCCTTGTGTATGTCATCCAGCTTCGTCTGAGCAGCCATTAAAGATTCGGTGACAGAGATTATATAATCGGCAGCTACGGCTTTGGTTTTATATTTTTTTAAATATGCTTCGTCACCAGCTATAATTAAAGAGATAGACCTGTCTATATATTTATCGAGTCTATGTTGCTCGGCACGAGCCATATTTCTTTGATAAGTAAAATAAATAAGATATTGTGCTAAAGCAACAGAATAGGTGCTCAATAGAGCGCCGTCTATATGATCTAAAGACCTGGGGTCTAACTTCCAAACTTCATCTATTAGCCCACGATTCAATGTTATCTTTGTATAAGATAATACCTCTCCATCCATTTGTCAACCCCCTATGATACTTTATCATCTTCTATTCTTTCAGACCTGGAACGTAAATCATAGAGACCAGTACAGAAAAGTTCATGAAAAGGCTCACCGTCTTTGGCAGTGAGCACTAAGTAATGTGATTCCATGGGAATAGATTTACCATCTAAACCGATGTCTATTTGCCTACAATGTAGACTAAGATTACAATAGCGACATTCTCTTACTATGGTACCATCTTCAAGACATTGAAAATCATCACAATCTTTATTATATTTTATAGAATCTTTTGTTCTTCCATTTTCTTTTTCATCATCAGTTATAGTAATAATCATATCGTCTCCATTCTAATCACTAAAATTATATTCGCTATCATATGCTTTATTTATCTTATTCAATATCAATTCTTTGGTTATTTTTTCGGCAGCATATAAGCGTACTAAGTACAGATTATTTTCTTGGGCATACTCTATTTTCAAATTGTCTCTAAGTTTATGGGACCTAAAATTCTCTGCTGTACCGTGAAAATGTTTTACAAATTTAGTATGTTGTTTTCCTTGACACTCAACTAACAATAATAATTCAGGAACGTAAAAATCAAAAAATAGACGCGTATTATGAAAATTAATATAATGCTCAGAAAATACTCGTCTATGTGGATTTGCCGGAAAAATACTATTAAGAAGACAAGAAACCTGGGTTGCTATGACGCTCATATTCTTCCTTTAATCCTGATTGCTCGATGACTTTATCTTTTATTTTATCAAAGGTTTCCAAATTGGTAGTAGATTTCAAAAACTCTACAGCCCTCGTTTCTCCCTGTGCTATATTCTCCCCATTAAATTTATACCATGCTCCAGATTTCTCTACTATTCCTAAACTTGTAGCAAGGTCTAAGATTTCCCAATGGCTGTCATAACCTTTTCCATAGATAAGATTTATATTGGCCTTCTTAAAAGGGGCTTCAAGTTTATTTTTAATAACCTCAAATTCTGCTCTATGTCCAAAAACTTCACCAGAATTATCGTCAACTAATCTTCTTGCTTTAGATTCTGGTCCGCGAACAGAAATACGTCCCGTTGCATAAAACGCTAGACCTTCACCTCCACTGGTGGTTTCAGGATTACCATAGCCGCCCACCTTCATCCTTAATTGATTAATAAAGATAAGCAAAGTGTTTGTCTGATTAGCTATTGGAGTTATTTTTCTTAAAGCTTTACTCATCAGTCTAGCCTGAAGAGCCATAGAGTCCTTATCAATATCAGCTTCGGCTTCTGCACGAGGTAATAATGCACTTACTGAATCAACAACGGCTACGCCGAATGCACCAGTCTTTATAAGTTTTTCTAAAATATCTAGGTTTTCCTCACCATCATAACCTTGTGCTATTTCAAGAGCAGATAAGTCTACCCCATAATTCTTAAAAAGTTTAGGATCTACTGCTTGTTCAGCATCTATATAGCAGCACATAAGCCCCCTTCTCTGGGCCTGAATAACAACATTGGTTGCCAGTGTACTTTTACCACCACTATTGGGACCAAAGATTTCATAAATTCTACCTAATCCCATACCTCCATTACCTAAAGCGCTATCCAAACTTAAACAACCTGTACTAATTGTAGGTATATGTAGGTCTCCGTGCTCCTCCAAAGAAGATATAACATTTCCATATTTCTTAATGATGGCCTTCTTAGCTATACTAAGCGCTGCTTTAGCATCCTCATTTCCCACAAATAAATTCCTTGTTTTTATCAAATCTTCTCTATCCTTACTTACTTTACCCATATTATCTTACCTCCATTTTTGATAGCAGATCGTCAAGATCATTGAATCCTAAATTATTTGTATCCTGTGATTCAATAGCTTCATTTTGTAACATTTCCGTTTCTTTTTCTTCTTTTTCTCGTAATTTTTTATTCATTAATTGTATCGCTTTATCAGTAATCCATTTGGATTTTTTCTGTCCAAGAATAGAAAAACTAAGCGCGTATTTAAATTTAAATTCATCATAATGTTCAAAAATTGTATTAATTATTTCCCCACATTCATTTAAAACATACTCCCTACTAGCTCCAGAAATTTCCATCCTATTATCAACAAATATTTTAGCAATATTTCTATCCTTTTCCCAATTACATGATGTCATATAATCACCAGGAAAATTTGAGTTTAACAATGCATAGAAAAATGTAATAAGATCATCATTTTTTTCTATCTTAGTTTTAAAAACTTTAGGTTCTGCTATTTTAAACCCTCTAAACCTTAAAAAACGAATACACTCTTCTTGTACTTTAGAATACTGATCGGCATCATTAAAAATACTAAGTTGTTCAGACGCAACGACTGCTGCTCTTAGATCATCTATTATTTTTGATTCTTTCATAATTACCTCTTCTTAATTGAAGAAATTAAAGCTTTCTGATCATTAAATGTGCTTGAATCAAATATAGCAAATCCTTTGGAATCAGAAAATTTAAACAAAATATGATCGTCTTTTATAGCGTCAACGGTTTGTATAAGAAGTTTACCGTTTAAATCTATGGAAAAATCTAAACCTCCAGCAATATCAAGATCAGACTCAATTATTGCTTGACTATTGAATATTTTTAAAGTTTTGTCTTTGATTTCTATAGTAAGTCTATAATTATCTTCAATATCTAAAACATCTGCGAACGGATGTAAAGCATCCATAAGAAATTCTTTACTTAAATTGATGTGATCTGTATACTTATCGAGTGCTGATTTATATTGAGGAAAATCATGACCAACTATCTTTCTACCGAAATATACAACTTCTCCAAACTTAACTATCACACTGTTTCCTTTTACATTCCAGGATAATTGAATATCATCTGTAAGAAGTCTGCGAAGTCCCATTATAAAATCATACTGTAGCGTTAGTTTATCTTCTGTATATTCACTAACATTCTTAACTTGATATTCTGATAGCACTATACCATTGGAGCCAGCAAAAAATATACTATCCTCTTCAAACCGAATGTGCATTCCTTGAAGTGATGGCTGACTATAATCTACTTGAGGATTGATTGCATAAAGAATTTTATTTGTGGCAGCTCGGAATATTGTGGAGTTCAACATAAAACTAGTCTGTCCAAATGTGGGTATTTTTGTTATTAGAGACGGATTAGCGGTTGCAAGTTTTAATTCGCCTTTTACAGACTTACCATTATTATATTTATTGCATACAACAATCTTCATGATACGTTCATCTGCAACAAATAGAAACCTATCTACACCAGATTCACCATCCCAAGATTTATATGAGAATACAAATGATTTGATTTTACCATATTCTATGGATACCGCACCTTTAGTTTCTACATCAGCATTATCAATGGTAAATGATGCTGCAGTTATACCATTATTACACATAAAAACAATACCACCATCATCGGCGGCCTCAATTAATATACGGCCGGTAGAATCGGTGGTATTTGTGCGAGCTACTATCCCCAAAACTTTTATGGCTCTCTGAAGAGAGGCAGTGTCTACAGTAAATTTCATTCTTCACCTTTTCCTATAAAAATTATTATGTGTTATATAATATAGTACAAAATTCTAAATATGTTCAAATGATATAGTCCTTTCCTTGAACTAATATAATACACTTTATTGGTTTGTCAAGTAAATAAAATTAAATTATTATAATACCTGTACCACTATTTATGATAATAGTCTCGTCTGTAGGAGTTATATTGGATGTAAGCCCCACTCTCGATTTTTTTATATATCTTGGATTTATTATACTATTTAGAATATTATAGGTACCTCTATTTATTATAGTAGCGCCAAGAGTAGACTGGGGATATTCAGTAACATAAGCGATAGCAAATTTTATGGCTTCGTCTACAGTTTGAAATTTTTTTAAATCGTACACAGTTGTGGCTCTATGTAGGCGTCTAGATAAACGTAAATATGAATTTGGAGGAAGTATAGATTTTACATCGAACATCCATCTATCAAATCTATTGTTTTTCCAAACGTATTCACCAGCAGAGCTGTAAAAATAATCACTAACAGCTGATTTAAATGCCATTTCAATTGTTTCTGACATTTTAAAAATACCATCATAAGTCTTATGTACAACAAATTCTCTATTCTTCAATGTACTAGAAAAAACATACTTAGGTATTGTATCACATATTATATTAGCTGAAATACCATTATATCTTAATGTACCTCTCACATACGCATATAAAAAGGACCCGGCATCTGACAATTTTAAAGTAAATCTTAACTTATCTTCCACAAGGAACTCTGTAGGAAATATATTAATACTTAATCTTATTTTGTCAACCTCTAAATATGAAGCGGCACTTCCAATCTTGGCTGAAAGAGATGATGGTTTATAAATATAAAATAAAGCTTTTATATATGCATTTAAGTCACTTTTATATTTAGCATAAACGCTTGAGTTAAGATCGCTGTATCCAGTCTTGAAACACGGATAATTTATTATAGCAGATAAATTATAGTTAGACATCGTAGCAATGTTAACAATAGTTGTTAAATGAATCATTTTAGGATAGATGGAAGCGTGTAAATCTTTGGCAGCCCCTAAAGGATTTAAAAAAGCAGATAGGAAAATAGCATTTGCCCCAAAAATATAAGCAGGAAAATCTCTTCTTTCCCATGGGTGAACGCTCATTGTTAAATTACTATATACTCTTGAAGCCATAACTGGAGAAATGCTGGCTGTAAATGTACTCCATACGCCTATAGGGTATATCTGTGCCGTCAGATTCCATGGGTAATCAGCAACAGTAATGATACCCTGTAAAAATCTAACGTGCCACGCATGTATAGTACTATGTAAATCTATAGGTAATACTGGATATAAATAAGCAGATATATTAGAAAAATAAGTGGCTCTTATATCAG